AGACAGGCCGGGAGGCTGTAAATGCGCTGTCCATACTGCAACAAGGACTTTGACCCGCGAGAGGCGACGGCCGAGGCCGAGTGGCGCGAGATAATCGGCCTGCTGCCGGATTTCGGGCCATATTCCAGATTGGCGATGGAGTACTGCGAGCTTTTCGGTGTGACCCCGCTTCGGATCAAGAGTAAAAAGTTGCTTCGCCTGCTCAGGGAAGCGGCCGTGCTCTTTCGTAATGAGTCATTTAAATTTCACAAAAGGCAATATCGCATCAGCAGGACAGGCATTGCCGAGGCCCTGAGAACCGTGTGCAACAAGCATTTCGAGACCCCGCTCGAAAACCACAACTACCTCAAGAAGGTGATGATCGGCATAAGCGAACGCGAGCAGAGAGAGGAGGGCATCCGAAGGGAAAAGGAGCTCCGGCGCAAGGAAGCGTCCATCATGGCCGGGGTGCGCGAGGAAAGCATTACCGCCGACGAGTACAAGAGGCGTGCGGGGATCGAGAGCCTGGCGGCAATGGTCGGGAAGGATATGTAATGCAGAGATCCGTAGAGATAAAGATCGGGGGCAAAACGAGCCCAAAGCCGGGCCAGTGGGTTGTTGTGGATGTGAACGGCAAGGAGATTCCTGCGCGGATCCGCGCGGTCATGGGCGGATATTGCAAGCTGGAATTGTCGAAACACGTGTACCTGGACGGCCGCAGGACCCGGGTGTACGTGGTGAAGCTGAAGGATATTAAATAATGGGGTCAGCCCTTGACATGTGACATTTAAAGCATCATGCCCGCAAGGATTGTGAATGTCACATGTCAAGGGCTGACCCCCCCCTATAACTGATGAGATTATTATCGGGGGGGAACATGAGATTTAAGATGACAGAAAAACCGCACGCAGCAGGCGCAAGAAAGGTGCACGCGCTTTGTGGCGGCGGGCCGGCTACGGATGGATTGTATTTTGCCGGCATCACGTGGTGCGGTGTTGAGAAACACAGCAAGGTCTATTTAGCGCCGACCGACCGGCCGGTAACATGCAAGCGGTGCAAGGCTGCGCTTGCCAAACGGGGTGCGAGTTGTTATGCAGAAAGAAAGGAGATTGAAAACTCCTCATAGAAGCTCTTGAAGCTGTATAAGAAGACTGCTGTATGGCCGGGGTGGTGGAATTGGTAGACACAAGCTGAATACCGCACCATCCAATCGCTGCCGGTGGCCTGGGCGGTGTTAAGGCGATTCAAAACAACCGGCGTCCAGGTTCGAGTCCTGGCCCCGGCCACATTAAATATGTTTGAGGCATGGTTCGGCGACATGGCTGACCGCCTTGATCATGCCACAGCAATCTTTTCCGAGGCATTACCGATGATATGGAGGGAGGCGCAATAAAACGCCTTGACATCTTGGCTGTAAATAATGGGGTCAGCCCTTGACATGTGACATTTAAAGCATCATGCCCGCAAGGATTGTGAATGTCACATGTCAAGGGCTGACCCCTCTATAAACAAAAAAACACTTGACATCTTGTGGCGCATATGTAAAATAGCCACAAGATGCACTGAAAATTATATACGGCCAACTGTAAGGGGTAAAAAGGCCTGTTCATTGCGAGATCCTGTTTTTTCTCGAAATGGACAGGTCTTTTTTTTTGGGGGTCATAAATGGACAGGCTGACAAAGATGATCCGGCGGCATGAAGGGTTCCGACAGTATCCATACAAGGACAGCCTCGGGGTGCTCACGATCGGTTACGGCTTCAACCTGGACCACTGGATGGCGTACGGCATACCAAGGGAGGAAGCGGACGCCCTCCTGGGTGTCAAGGTCCGCATTGCCGAACGCGAGGCATCATTCATCCCCGGCTGGGGAAACTGCAACGAGGTCCGCCGGGCCGTGCTGGCGGACATGACATACAATATGGGGATCGCCCGCACGTTGAAATTCAAAAAAATGATCGCGGCCCTGAAGGCCGGAGATTTTTCGGAGGCCGCGGCCCAGATACTGGATTCCAGGTTCGCACGGCAGACCGGCAGTCGCGCCGTTGAACTGGCGGCGATGATGCGCACCGGCGAATGGCAGGAGGCATAATTATGGACTGGAAAGAATTAGGCAGACGGATCGTGCAGGTCGGCGCCCCGCTCCTGGGGACCGCCCTGGGCGGGCCGGGAGGCGCAGCCGTCGGGTCAATGGTGGCCGGGCTCTTCGGGGCCGAACCCGACAATCCGGCCGATATCTACGCAAAAATTCAGACGAACCCCGACGCGGTAGTCCGGCTGCGGGAACTGGAGCTGAAACACGAGGAGGCCCTCCAGGAGATCGCGGTGAAGCGGGCCCAAACCGAGACCGAGCGGGAACTCGGCGTGATCCGGGAAGTCAATCAAACCATGCGGGAAGAGCGCAAAAGCGAACACTGGCCGCAATATTCCTGGAGGCCGTTCAACGGGTTTGCCTTCCCTTTGGCCGTTATATGTATCTATTTTGTCCTGCCTCTGGCTGAAATGCCCGTCCCCGTGGTGCCGCAATGGGTATGGGCGGGGTGGCTAAGCATCCTGGGCGTAAGCGCTTACCACCGGGGCAAAGAAAAACGCGCGGAGGTCGGGGATGCGAACCCCGGCCTGGCGGCGGGAATGATCAATGCGATTCGCGGCAGGTCCTGATGATTGACATGGAATGGAGCCCGAGGACATGGGTGGCTATCGGCCAGATGGTGTATAACATCGTGATCTCCCTGTATTTATGGGTAAGCCGCCGCTATCAGGCAACCAATGAGCGCGTGGACGAGGTCAAGGAAAGGCTGTCATCACGAATTGAAGAGATAGAAAAGAGCGTGGTGAGGATAAGTACGGACATCTCACATATTCCCAGCCGCGCAGAGCTTAACGGCCTGCGGGAAGACATCCGTTACCTCACGAGCGAGCTGGGCGAAATGAAGGGCCGCCTGGGCGGCATCAACCGCGTGGCGGATATCATGAACGAGTATCTCATCAACAAGGATAAGTGACATGGTCAAATTCGCGGAACTCCTGGATGCAGACCGCAGGCTGGTAATCCTCCGGGCCCTGGAGGAAGACCCGGGTTATGACCTCAACGAGTATGTGCTCCAGAGCGTGCTTGAGGCACTGGGGCACACGGTAAGCCGGGATCGTCTGCGATCTGACCTTGCCTGGCTGGAGGAGCAGGGGCTTGTCACAGTGAAGAGTGTTGCGGGCGTGAAGGTCGCCAGGCTCACCGGCCGCGGCTCTGATGCTGCTGCAGGCAGGGCCGTTGTGCCGGGTGTAAAGCGCCCAAGGCCGGAGGACTAGAGGTCTAATATGGCGCAGCGATCCAGCATAGAGAGGCTGCCTGACGACATACGCGAAAAGCTCCATGAGCTGCTGCGGGATCCCCGGGTGACACAGCTTGAGGCCGCCAGGAGGATCAATGCGATCCTCGAGGAAGAAGGGCTGCCCGACAGGGTCTCCAAGAGCGCGGTCAACCGCTACTCGGTCAAGATGGAGGAGGTGGGGGCAAGGCTCAGGCAGTCCCGCGAGATCGCAAAGATGTGGATCGGCAAGCTGGGCGCCGCGCCCCAGGGAGAGGTGGGCAAACTGCTCAACGAGATGATCCGGACCCTGGCCTTTGAGATGGTGCTCAATCTCAGTGAAGGCACCATTGAGGCGGAACCCAAGATGCTCAAGGACCTTGCCGTTGCCGTCGAGCGTCTGGAGCGGGCCGCCACGACAAACCTTAAGCGCGAGCAGGAGATACGGGCGCGGGAGCGCGATGCGGCCAAAAAGGACGCAATGGACACCCTGGAAAAGATCGCCGACGAAAAGACCATCCGCGAGTTCCGAAAGAGGTTCCTGTAGTGGGCAGGGCCGGGATAAAACCAAAAAACCCGAACCGCCTTTTCCTTGAGTACCAGGACCGGTGGATCGATGACCGCAGCCGTCTCAAACTCATGGAAAAGTCCCGGCAGATAGGCATCTCCTGGGCCACGGCCTATGCCGCGGTAGAGCGCACCGCGGCACGTGAGGCCCGCTATGACCAGTGGGTCTCAAGCCGCGATGATCTGCAGGCAAAGCTGTTTATCGAGGATTGTAAGAAATTCGGGGGCATGCTCCAGGCAGGCATGAAGGACCTGGGCCTTGTGGTGATTGACGAGACGACCCGCGCATCCGCCTACGTGCTCGAGTTTGCAAACGGAAAACGCATCCATTCCATGAGCAGCAACCCTGATGCCCAGGCAGGCAAGCGCGGGGGCCGCGTGCTGGACGAATTCGCACTTCACGCCGACCCCAGGAAGCTGTGGGCAATCGCATACCCCGGCATTACGTGGGGCGGAAGCCTTGAGGCGGTCTCAACGCACCGCGGAAGCCATAATTTTTTCAACCGGCTAATCCGCGAGGTACGCGAGCACGGCAACCCCAAAAAAATCAGCCTCCACCGCGTGACGCTTGAAGATGCCCTTTCCCAGGGGTTTCTCTGGAGGCTCCAGGAGTCCCTGCCTGCCGACGACGAGCGGCAGGACATGGACGAGGCCGAATATTTTGACTTTATCCGCGCAGGCTGCCCGGATGAAGAGACATTCCGGCAGGAATACATGTGCAGCCCTGCCGATGATGACGTGGCATTCCTGGAATACGACCTTATTGCGGCCTGCGAATATGGCGATTATGAAGACTGGGAAATTGAGCTTGGCGATCCTGTGGATGGGCGGCTCTACGGTGGCCTTGATATCGGCCGCACACGGGATCTCACCGTGCTGTGGGTGCTGGAATCACTTGGAGACGTGCTTTATACCCGCAAGGTAATAGCGCTCAAAAATATGCCCAAGCCTGAGCAGGAAAAGGTCCTGTGGCCGTGGTTTGAGGTCATAGACCGTATCTGCATCGACTTTACGGGTCTTGGCATAGGCTGGGGAGACGATGCAAAGGCAATGTTCGGCGGATACCGCATCGAGGCCGTGACATTCACCCCGAAGGTGAAGGAGGCCCTGGCGTACCCTGTGCGGGGGAAGATGGAGGACCGCAAACTGCGCATCCCCTACGATCCGCACATCCGCGCGGACCTTCGGGCCGTAACCAAACAGACCACCGCGGCAGGCAATATCCGGTTTACTGCCGAGCGGACCAAGGACGGTCATTCGGACAGATTCTGGGCATTGGCCCTGGCGGTCCATGCCGCCGCGGAGCCTGCCGGCCCGGTGGAGTATGAAACCGTGTCTGAGCGCCGTTTCGGCAATACGAGAGGAGCATACTGATGCCCATACTGGACCAGTTCGGGAGGGAAATAAAGACGTCCGCACGGCCCGAGCGGCGGAAGATCGCGGTTGCCTCCATCCGCGACCGCTGGAGCGGATACCCGTCCGAGAAGCTCACGCCCGTGCGGCTTGCGCGCATCTTCAAGGAGGCGGACCAGGGAGACGTATACAACCAGGCCGAGCTTTTCGAGGAGATGGAGGAAAAGGACGCGCATCTCTCCGCGGAGCTGCTCAAGCGAAAGAACGCGGTCAACGCCCTGGACTTCGACATCATACCCTGCGAAGAAGGTCTCAAAGGCGGTAAGGCCAAGTCCGACAAGGTCTGCGACTTCTGCCGCGACGTGATCGGTTCCATGCCGGGCTTTGAGGACGCCCTCTTCGACCTGCTCGACGCCGTCGGGAAAGGCTTTGCCGTTTCGGAAATCGTGTGGGACACGGACGGCGGCCGCGCGGTGGTGGCCGACCTCAAGTGGATCCACCAGAAAAAGCTGATATTTACCGAGACCATGCACCCGCGGCTTATAACCGACGACAGCCCGACGGGCCGGGAGATCCCGCCCTTCAAGGTTATATACCACCGCCACAAGGCGCGCAGCGGGTATGACACCCGGGCAGGCATGCTGCGGGTGTGCGCCTGGATGTATTTGTTCAAGAATTACAGCATCAAGGACTGGACGGCCTTCAGCGAGGTCTTCGGCATGCCGCTTCGGATCGGGAAATACGACCCCGGCGCCAGCGAAGAGGACAAAGACGCCCTGGTGGCGGCCATCCGTTCTTTGGGCTCCGATGCGGCGGGCATCATCTCAAAGAGTACGGAGATCGAGTTTGTCGAGACGGTCAAGAGCGCAAGCGGCAAGCTGGTCTACGAGACCCTGACGGATTTCTGCAACCGGGAGATGAGCAAGGCCGTTATCGGCGCGACGCTCACGACCGATGTGGGCGATAAAGGTTCTTATGCAGCCAGCAAGACACATAACGAGGTGCGGCTGGATCTGGTCAAATCAGATGCCTGGTCGCTTGCAAACACAATAAGGATGCAGCTTTTGCGGCCCCTGACGGGCCTCAATTTCGGCTGGGACACCCCGGTTCCCCGGTTTCGGTTTCAGTTCCGGGAGCCCGAGGATCTCAAGGAACTCTCCGAGGTCTACAAGAACCTTGTCGAGATGGGCCAGCCCGTATCGGCCGAACACGTGAGCGGGCGGTTCGGGGTGCCGCTGCCGAAGGCGGGCGAGACGGTTCTCGCACCGCAGGGCCGCGGCCCTGCGGCAATGAAGCAAATCGCGGCCAAATCGGGCCGGGAATCGACGAAAGAGGGTCCGGCCGATACATTGGGCGCGTTGGAGCGGAAAACGCTCTCTGCGGCCGATTTCGGGCCTCTGACGGCCCCCGTGGAGCGGCTCCTCGGCTCTGTTTCGTCCCTGGAGGAATTCCGGGACGGCCTGCTCGATATTTATTCGGACATGGATGAGTCGGATCTGGGCGATCTGATGCAAAAGGCCTTTACCCTGGCCGGGCTTGCGGGAAGATTCGACGCGCTCAAGAGAGGGGTCAGCCCTTGATATGTGACATTCTGTTCGTCGTAAACCGCTGCGGCCGTGACGGGCCGAATGTCACATATCAAGGGCTGACCCCCTTGGCGCCCCCTTGGCGGAGACAGGTGAAAATCAGTGAACGGTGAACGGTCAACAATAGACACCATTGGCCTGCCCTTTGACGAGGCGATCAGGTATTTCCGCCGGAAGGTCAACCTCCCCACGCGCACGTGGCGGGACCTGTGGGAAGGCATGCACTCGCGGGCCTTCGTCGTGGCCGGCGCCGTTAAATCGGAGCTCCTGGCCGATCTGCGCGCGGCAGTGGACCGCGGCATTGCGGAAGGAACCACACTGAGGGAGTTCCGCGGGAATTTCAGCGACATCGTCCGGCGCCACGGCTGGAAATACAAAGGGGCGAAAGGCTGGCGAACGGCGGTCATCTTCAACACGAATCTTTCCGTGGCATATCACAGCGGCCACTACAGACAGATGACCGACCCGGACGTGCTCAAGGCGCGCCCGTTTTGGCGGTATGTGGCGTCCAGCTCTGCCGATCCCCGGCCCGAGCACATGCGCTGGTACAACGTGGTGCTGCCTGCTGACGATCCCTGGTGGAAGACACACTACCCGCCCAACGGCTGGGGCTGCAAGTGCGGGGTGGTGAGCCATTCCGCCCGTGAGGTGGAAAGACTGAAAAAAGAGGGCGTGGATATCAAAGAAAAGCGTCCTGATGACGGCTATTATGAGTGGACCAACCCGGACACGGGAGAGGTCCTGAAGATACCCAACGGCATTGATCCCGGATGGGCCTACAACCCGGGTGAGGCGGCCTGGGGAAGGAAGATCTCAAAAGACGCTATGGACGCCTGGCGCGCCCGGGGCGCAAGGGCGTGGGAGAGGTTGACTCCAGGCTCATGGGAGACGGAAGGAAGGCCGGAAAGAGTTGCGGCTGACCCGGCTATAGCGCAAGCAGGGGCAAAACTGACCACGGTTTCGGCAGCAAGAAAGGCCATTGAGACGGTCTTAGGGGGAGACGAAAGGATCTTCTCTTTTGAAACGTCAGGGTTCAGGTATAGCGTGCTGATAAATGCCGAAACGCTTTCGAGGCATATTGACCTTGACCGTTCGCCGTTTATTCCACTCCTCCCCGAGACCCTGGAGGATCCTTACGAGGTCTGGCTGTCCTTTGAGAGACATAAGGGTACCGGGCAAGTAGTTTTGAGGCAACGAATTGTCAAGGCTGTTCACCTCGACAAAAAGAGGGTCATGATTGTTGTGGCTCAATCGAAAAACGGAATCATGGAGGCCTGGACCGTCATTCCGACTTCCGACCTGAAATATGTGAACAGACAACGGGAAGGCAGGTTGATATGGGCCAGGTAGGGCCCTCGCTCCCTCCGCAGCAGGGCGGGCTCCCGGCACCGGCATAGAGGCTGCGGCTCATACCGGCGCCATCGTTAAGTTAAGCATAGCAAAATGGAGCAAAAAGTCAAGTGGCAAAGAATAGAGGGGTCAGCCCTTGACATGTGACATCCGTCCGCCGTAAACCGCTGCAGCCGTGACATGCCGGATGTCACATGTCAAGGGCTGACCCCAAGGCAAAACGTAAAGCTCCCGGCCTCCGCCCAGGCCGTAGCACCCGGCAACGGTTAACGGGGGCGGCCCACCGCTGCCATCGACCCTGCCTGCTGCAGGCAGGAATTACAATTTAAGCAAAATGGAGCAAAAAGTCAAGTGGCAGGCGCAAGCATTGAAATAAGAGTGGATGACAAAGTCAAGGAACTTTTTGCAGGAATGCAGCGGCGCATGGCCGGCCTCACCCCGGCCATGAAGATCATCGGCGAGACGGTCCGGACCTCGGTGATCCGCAACTTCGAGGAGGGCGGCCGGCCCCGATGGAAACCGCTGTCCCCTGCCACCCTGGCAAGGCGGAAGGGCAAGAAAATACTGATGCGGCAGGGGTTTGCGGGCGGCCTGGCAGGCTCCATACATGCGAAGGCCTACAGAGACAGGGCGGTCGTCGACACCAACAAGATCTATGCGGCGGTCCATCAGTTCGGGGCAAAAAAGGGCTCGTTCGGCACCGTCACGGCCCGTGTGCGGGAGCACGTCCGCAGGCTCGCCTCCGGAAAGGAAGTCAGGGTGCGGGAACACACGCGGAAGACGAAGATCCCCTGGGGCGATATCCCGGCAAGGCCGTTTCTCATGGTTCAGGACGAGGACTGGGAGGAGATCCGCGAGGCCCTGGCCGGATATATTACCGGGGTCAGCCCTTGACATGTGACATGCCGGATGTCACATGTCAAGGGCTGACCCCAAGTGAAAAGGTGAAACATGATAATTGAAATCCTGAAGGAAATTAAAGACATCCCCGATGAATTCCAACTGCTGCCTTACGGCCGCATCGACCTCGAGGGCGAGCCCCCGGTCTACGTGGACGAGGAGGCGATTGCCTCGATCATCGCGCACTTCGACCGCCGCGGCAACGACATGGTGATTGATTACGAGCACCAGACCCTGAAAGACGTCCAGGCCCCTGCGGCGGGATGGATCAAGCGCCTCGTGGACCGCGGCAAGGACGGGCTGTGGGCCGTGGTGGAATGGACCCAGCGGGCGAAAGAGTATCTCAAGAACAGGGAGTACCGGTATTTTTCGCCGGTCTTCTGGGTCGCGAAAGAGGGCCGCAAGGTGGCAAGGATCGAGAACGTGGCGCTGACAAACTACCCCAGGATCAACCAGCTCCGCCCGATTGTGGCGAAGCTCAGCAGGGAAGAGGCCCGCGAAGCGCAACGCAGGCGCTCGGAAAAATACGGAATCGGCATCAAGGAAGGAGGCCATGTGACCCGGCCCTCCGAGTGGGCGGACGTGCCCGACGACGAGTGGCTGGATCCGGTCAATTACCGCTACCCCTGCCCGAATGCCGGGCAGACGCGGGCAGCGGCCAGCTACTGGGGACAGAAGGACAACCAAAGGCAATACACACCCGAGGAACGCGCAGTCATCAATGCGCGACTGGATAAATTCAGGAAAAAATTCGGCATTGGAAATTTCAGGAAGGAGGAGGCGAAGATGATTAAGAAGATCCGTGAACTCCTGGGCCTGCCCGAAGACGCAGGCGAGGACAAGGTGGCGGAGGCCGTTGAGGCCGTGGTGGCAAAGAACAATGAGCTTGAAGGCAAGGAAACAGTTGCCTGCAGGGAGGTGCTGGAGGCCCTTGGCGCGGAGGAAGGGGCCGAAAAAGAAGCCGTTCTTGCAAAGATCGATGCGCTGAAGGCCCCGGCGGACGCGGCCCAAAAGCTCAGCCGGGAAGTGGCCGATCTCAAACGCACAATTGCCGGGATGAAGCAGGAGGGCCTCATTGAGAAGGCCCTCAAGGAAGGCAGGACATCTCCGGAGGAACTGGATGCCTGGGGAAGGGAGCTCGCCGAGAAGAGCCCTGAGCAGTTCGAAAAGATCGTGCTCTCCAGGCCCGCCGGGAGCGTGATACCGGTAGAAGGCCTCAAGCCGGCCGGGGACAGGAAAGACAAGTCGGATGAAATCCAGATGAGCATCAACAAGATGCTGGGCATCGACGAGGAGACCTGGAAGAAGTACGGGCCGCAGGCCGAGGCGTAAAAACAGACGAAAAGGAGGCAGAAGATGATCATCAATCAGGCAGTATTGCAGGGCATATACACATCGTTTTC